TTTGTCGTACCCCATAGCCTTTCTTGTTTTTGCTATTAATTCAGGCTCTTTACTGCGCCCAACAGCATAACTAGAAAGTTTACTTGTGGGGGCGTTAGATTTTTTAGCCGTGTAAGTTTCTTCATTAGCCTTTATGTAATCCCCCAACTTGTTTTTTCTTGTTGGTTCGACATTTTTTTTAATTTTCTTTGATGGGTAGTTAGCCATGATTACACCATCCTTCCACGGGTCTTGCCACGGATTGCAATACCATCGCCACGCTTAGAGGCCGAGGATTTGACTGAACCGCCTTTTTTCATTCCACGGGTTTCCCTACGCTCTTCGCTAGCAGCTTCCCTAGCTTCTTGGTCAGCATAGTCCAAATATTTCTGGGGGACAGGACCCTCATGTTCCATAACATAATCCCGAATAAAATCACGCCGAGCAGTTCTTGGTATTGGTCTTTCGGTAGATCCGGGCTTAGGGTCGATGTATTTTTTAGGAAGATCTACTTCTAGTTCAGCATCCTTAAGAAGCTGTTCTTTAGTCATACCCTTTTTCTTTTTGTCAGCCATGATTACACCATCTTCCCACGAGTCTTGCCTTTTTTAGCAATTCCATCAGCCCGCTTGGAGGCTGAGGAGTTTACTGAACCGCCAGCGCGTTTCTTTTTCTTTTCTTCCATCTTCTTATACTCTTCTTCTTGGGTAAAACCTGCTTTATCAGCAAGCTTACTAATACCCACGCCAGCGCCACGCAATGCACGCTTTAACATAAGAGGATCGTCTTTAATTTCTGCCTCTTCAAGCATTTTAGTTCGGGTGGATTTTTCAGCCATTTCTATCTCCGTGCCGCTAAGGCATCAATTTTCTTCTCAAGCCGCTCAAAGCCGCTGTCGAAGTGTTCACGAATCTTGTCTAAATCTGCACGTACTTCAGCGCGGGTAATGTGGTCACGGGCGACCTCTTCACGAGTTTTGTTCAACAGAATACTAATCCGCTGAAGCTCATCGAACTTGCCCTTAAGCATAAACACCATGAACCCCACTATTGCGCTGAGGACGATATTCCAAAGCATCATTTCCATTTAGCAGTTCCATGCTCTTAAAGATTTGTTGATACGGGAATTAGGGTCGTTGGCTGTCTTTGCAGATGTCATCTTCTTCTTCATACCCGACATCCGAGCGCAAAACGATTTTTTTCTAGCGCCACCCTCTGGCTGCGGGGCTTTAAGTCCGGGTTTACCCGGATTAGCTTTGTTGTAGGAAGCTCGACCCTTAGCGTTTAAACCACCTTTAGGGTTTTTACCCTCCTTACGCTGCCATACAGGTGACTTAGCCATAGAACACCGTCACACCAGAAGCACCGTTGATGTCGAGGTAAACACCGTTCTCGCATAAAATCCCCTCGCCAGGGATATAGACGTTGTACTGTCCAGCGACATCGCAGGGAAGAGTTAACGCCGCCGTTCCTGAGGCCGCAGATGCGTTGTCATACAAAATAACGTCTGCACCGGCAGTCGTAACTGCGTAAAACACACCTTTAATCCGTACCCTGTAAGCAACTAGGGCTGCATCTGCTGTTGCAAATGCTGACTTTACGTCATATTGCATTCCCATCTTGGTTCTCCGGTTCTGCAACTTCTAGCTTAATAATGCGGGCTTTTAATTCCGCATTTTCTTTTGCTAAAGCGGCTGCGATTCCCATGACATGATCCCTTTGGTTTTCCAGAAGCCCAAGCATAACTTGGACCTCTGGGTCTTTATGGGTCAACATTAAGCGGCCCGAGTCACCAATTTCCAAACCGGGCTGGTAATTACCCCTGTCTGGAGATAAAGGTTTCCAGCGGTGCTATCAATGTACATAGAACCGATGCCAGCAAAATTATCGCCTGTCGTACCGTCAACCGGAGCGCCTGTGTTCACCATAACCACAACGTCATCTTCCATACGGATGTTGGCTTTGGTGTAAGCGATTACGCCAGAAGGACCGCCGCCATCAGCGACTGGGTCTTGCATTTTTAGATCAAGACCAAACTCAAAACCAGAGCCGGGTGTGGTCTGAGCCATCGCAACACCGAAAGCTGCACGGCAAGTCGTTACACCGGAGTCGCCATCCATGAAGGCCATAACAGCGGCGTCGCCAGACAGGGTGTTGGTGTTAATAATGCCCATCACACCAGCCATCAAAGCGGTGTTGGTGTACGAACCAATAACAGCAAATTCACCAGCTACACCAGCAATGTAGTTATGGGTGGTAGTGGGGAGCGTCGCAAAAGGTGCGCCAGTCTGCACTCGACCAAAAACGGCAAGTGCTTCGCCGGGAATTTGGTAGTCGCTTGAACCGAAGCCGACAGTCGGCATTACACGAGCGTAGAAACCAGAGGTTGCGGTGCCCTCGTCAACGGGGATCACCGAACCAGTATTAATTGTGGTGGGAGTAAGGGGTTGTTGAGCGCTTGCGTCGCCCCCTTGATAGCCGGCCCTCACTGGGCCAGAAAAAGTCGTACGTGCCATGACGTTCCTTTCGTGTAGTAGCACATCCTCATACCGTCTCTACTAAGTCTGCTAGGTCAGTCGGTATGAGTAAAAATTCCTAGATCTAAACTGCAAAATACACCAAAAAGAAAGGGGGCACAAGGCCCCCTCTCCTGTACTTCTTACGCTCCAGGCGAAGCGAACATTCCAAGCGGATCCGAGAATCCAAAGGAATAACGCTCACGAGCTTTGTAACGAACGTTTCCGGTATCGAAGTCTCCATCCATGGAATTAGCCATGGGAGTACGGATGAAGTGCTTCAGACCGTTAGGAACGTCAGTACACAAGAACCAGGCGTCGTCATCCGTCAGGTAGTTGTTAACCCTGTAACCCTCTGGAATCGAACCGTTGTTCTTGATAGCGTTGATGTCGTTGTCTGCCGTACCAACACGAAGCTCCGTCTCAAGAAGACGAGTAGCTACGAACTGGAGAGCAGGGGGGACAATCAACTTACGTGGCTTGGCAGCGATCAACAGACCACGCTCATCCGTCCAGGCAGCGATTTGAATGACAGCGGCTTCAAGCGAAGTCTCATTCAGATCGGCAGGGGTGCTGGGTTCGTTAGAGTTAACGCCACCAGATACAAGCGGATGTTGAGTGTCAAAGAGAGGCTTGCCGTCACCACCAGGAAAAGCGGTGCTAAATCCGTTGTTCAGGATTGCAGCAGCCTTAGTCTGCTTGGTGTAAGCCATAGCACGAGCCAGAGCTTTCGTGTATCGACTAGACAGGGAGTCATAGAGGTTGTCCTCAATGGCCTCTTCTGTTAGTGAAAACCCTAGTGCAATGGTTTCGTGGTTGTATCGAGCAGAAAACGCTTCTTGTGCGTTATCAAAAGCGATGGCAGAACCTTCGTTTTTGACCGGCGCAGCAGAAAAGCCCGACAGTTTTGTTTCTTCTTCAAACGAACGCTCAGAGGTTTCAGTTTCAAAAATCTCTTTGTGTTGTTCACCGTAAGTTGCATACTCCAAGCCAAACAAAGCGTTTAAGCCCGGGAGCAACTCTTTCAGTAGTTGGGCACGAGAAATAGCCATTTAATTGCTCCTTATACGCCAGTTGAGTTAGTGTACTGATGCGTGCCGATGTTTATTTTGACAATAAACTCGGGGAACGTCTCAGCGCCAGTGTTTGGATCCACGATCACTGTATCCCTGACCACATCAATAATACGGATGGGGAGGGTACTAGTTGTAGTTTCTGAACCTTGTTCAATTGCCACAGCAGAATTACCAGTAGTGGTAGATCCCGCGTTTTGAATCAACGCAATGTTGGCACCAATAGCAGCGATGCTTATTGCGGCAACAGTAGTGCCAGAAGAACAAGAAACCACCTGAAACAGCGTATCAGGATCATCAGCAACATAAGCAAAAATCTTAGTGCCTGCGGCTACAGATGTACTTGCAGGATAAAATTGTTGAAACTGCACTTGACCGGTGGACGAATTGGTAAAAGTACACCCCAAAAACACGCCACACGGTGTTGCTGTGGTGGTTCCTGCGTCTTTTTCAATCGTTCCGCCAGTTACTCGTTTGACCAAATCGCCATAAAAAATGCTAGTTCCATAACCGACGTTAGCCGTCGTTGCAATTTCCATCTGGCGAGTTGCTCCCGCAAAGACTTGCCCGCCAATTAGATTGACTGGCTTTAGTCCATACGGTTTATCTACAGTGGGATAAGCCATATTAAACTCCTAAAGTTATTTACCGGTTCCGAACGACGTTGTGGATTTTCTCTCTTTAAAGAGTGGCATCCGTGGGTCGTTCTCTCTCATAAAGTTATTGTCTACAGATTCCATTTGGTCTTTATTTTTCTTAGAGTAATAAGCTCTTTTCTGTTCCATAAAGTCCTCGGGAACCTTACAAAGTAATAGTCCTGCAACCTCAATGTTGTCTTTGAAACGACTGTTGGGGTCTATAAACAATTGAAATTGCGGCTGCTCTTCAATCCTCACAGGCTCATAACCTTCCCGAAGTTTGGCGGAAATATTACGAGGATCTGCTTGGTTTA